TTCGGGGCTGATGTGGTTCCGAATGCAGTAGAGCCGACTAAATTGTTTGTGGTAGATGATCCGCTTTGGTATATGCCTTTTGCGCTGCTGCTGTTTGCGGCAATCTCTAACGCATAGTAAGTTGATAAAACAGAAGTGAGCGTTGGGCTTATTACAATTCCTTTTATATTTCCAGAAGCGGTAGAGGTCTGGTTTATAGTTCCAGTAATGGCCAACGATGCAAATACACCGGAGCCGGACGATGCATTAAACCCGGCTGTTATGTCTACAAGGTTTTTTGTGCCGGATGTGTTTGAACTGTTCCCAGAGTTGCCTATATCTACTTTGCACCCGGTTTGAGACGAGGCGCTTGGATTAAGAACGATTCCAAACGTAGACGATGTGGATAGAGTAATTTGGCCACTACTGCCGCCTATTGTAACGTTACTTGAAGAGTTGCCGATTGTGTAACTTGTCGACAGCGTCATTGCCGACGGGGTAAACCTGAATCTTTCCGTAATAGCGCCCGCCGCCGTTACGTCGCTATAAACCAGGGCGCTTGCCCGGCTTGCGTGTGTAGCCGTTGTCCATATCGCCGAAAGCCGTACCATATCCTGATTGTCTGTCGTGCTGCTCTCGCCCTTAAACAGAATGCCCCCGCCAAAACTCGCCGCCGCCGTGCCTGTGCTGTTGGTCTGAATAGTCAGCCCGTCCGAAACGGTGTTCGTATTCGCCGTTATATTCGTGATCGTAACCTGCCCGCCCGTACTTGCGCCGCCGGTGATCGCTACGCGGGTAACGTTGTTTGTTTCAAGGTTCAACCCAAAGGCGTCGTTTGTGCCGATAGTTACCGCCGCACCGGTAGTGTTGCCGCCGTTTGTAATGTCGCCGGACGCTGCCGACGGTGTGAAGTATTCCAGCGCCGTGCCGCCTGCGTTTACGCGCAATTGTTGCAGTGCCGTTCCAAGTGCCGTTAACCCGGTGCCGCCTTTTGTAGCGGCTATTTCGGTGCCCGACCATGTGCCGGTACTGATCGTGCCGAGCGTGGTTATGTTGGTCGTTCCCGCCCACGTCGAAAGCGCTGTATTTTCTACATTGTTGAGGGAAAGCAGCGTCTTTGTCGTGCTTGCGCTTTAAGACTTCCGGCGCTCCGGTTCCGGCAGTGTTGCGGCCCAAAATAGAGGCCGTTGCCATGTCTGCCATTTTCGCAAGCGTTACCGCGCTTGCTGCAATGGTTGCCGCGAAAGAACCCGTGCCGGAGCCGGTAACGTCTCCAGTAAGGCTAATTGTTTGATCTCCGGTATTGGTGCCGGACGACGTGCCGGAAAAGGTGCCCGACTGTGTAGCAAGGGTACCCAGCCCAAGCGTTGTTCTGGCCGTCGAGGCGTCGGCGTCATCCACGAGCGAAAAGCCAAAATCCGTTATGGTTTTTGCCGCCAAATCGCCCGTGCTACTTCTTCCCGGAAAGGTATTTGCCGCAAATGCCGTTTGCGCGAACGCATCCGCTCCGGTGCCGATTGTCAGCGTATTTGCCGCAATAGTCAGCCCTGCAAATGCGGTCAGCGTCGCGTCGAGGGGTTGCAGGGAAAGGTCTGTTTTCAGTTGCGCAAGCGTCCGGTTTGCCCACGCGCCCGCCTTGTACTGCATTACGTCGTCATTCGTCGGAGTAAGGCCCGCAATCGTCGTGAGGTCGCTGTCGAGTGTTTGCTTTGCGTCTAACTGCGTTTGTATCGCAGACGTAACGCCGTTGAGGTATTGAAATTCGGTGTTTGAAATACTGCCATCGGCAAGTTTAACAGCATCTATCCCGCTTGCTACCTTCGCGTTTGTTACCGCGCCGCTTGCGATTGTTGCCGCTACGCTGCCAGTACCCGACGCCGTAACGTCGCCCGTGAGGGCTGTAATACCACCGCCACCGCCGCCGCTCACGTCTGCGCCATCGACGTATTTTACTACACCGCCTTCCAGCGTTAGCACACGGTCGCCCGTGCCGAGGCTCGTTACCTCGTCAACTTCGCTTATATAGGTTGCAAGACTTTTAGGCGGCATCGCTTTTTTTGTTATTCGGTTAAAATATTGCCCTCGTCGTCGGTTAGCGGGTTGCCTTCGCTGTCTGTCAGGTAGTCAATCATCCGTCCCCGGTAAACCGTCGTTATCTCTTCAAAAACCCGCATTCCGAGCGGGCGAATAGCCACTATGTCGAAGTAGTCCGTTTCGTGTATCACCCGCATGGAAGTATTCAAATTCCCCCGGTATTGAATCGTAAAAACCACGTCTTGCGTATTTATTTCCGCAGTGTGGGCCAGCGATTCAGCGCCGGTTTTGTATTCCATTTTCGCCCATTCGTCGCCATCCAGCGGCGTCCACGTTATCACCTCTCCGCCGTAGTTGTCCCGCGTTGTAACCTTCTCCACAATCGTTATCCTGTGGTCGAGTTGTCCGGGGTCGGCCAATACGCCGTTTACTTGCGCGTAATCGGTTTTCATACCACCAGTTTTTTCCTGATCCATGCAAGCGCTGCCGCTGTCCGCCGTCCGGGGCTGCCATTTAGCGGCATGTCGGAGCGATTGTAGTACAAAAGCGAAAGCGCCGCTTTAATCGCGGTTTTTGCAGACTCCGGCACTGTTGCCGCGCTTGCATAGCCCGCTACATAAGTCACCTTCACCGCGTTCGGGTATTCGCCGATGTCGGATGGCCAGTCTGCGTCTTCATTTAGCACGATCCGCACTTTGCCCCTGTACAGGTCTACCGTGTAATTTGAAGAAGCGAAAGTTTGGTACGTACCGTCCACGTCATCGCGGTATGTAACCGACGTAACCGACGAAACCGGGCGCAAAAGCAGTTCTATTTTGCTGCCTTTCGGCCACATACTCCAAAACTGCTCTACCGTCCGAGTGATCGTTATTTCACCGCTGTTGTGTTCGTATTGCTCCCGCGCCGTCTCAATCAATGAATCAATAAGGGTATCGTCCGCCGTAAACGTGCTACGCAGTTTCAGCCATTCCTTCGCCTCCGCCGTGGTGACGGGTTCGGTAGATGGCCCGGACGATACCCTATAATTCAGCATTGCCTATTGTTTACGCATGACTGCCTTCACCCGAACAGCCGTTACACGGGTGCCGGACGGTGTGATCTGATAAACCCGCATCCGGACGGCATATAAAACTCCTTCATAAAGGACTTTTTGCTGCGTTGCGCCGTCAAGCGTAAGGGTTTGAGCGTTGTACCAGGTGTAACCGTCGTTGCTGACTTGCAGGTAAACAGTGCCGGCGTTTGATCCGCTGATTGAATCGGATACGACCATTACCGAATACGTCCAGTTTCCGGACTTGCCCTTATTGCTGTTAAGCAGCGTGACGATATTGGTGTCCTGGTTGGTGAGTCGCGTTGAGTCGGTCACAATGACCCCTCCGGCCCACGACTGCGCCGATGCCGTGCCCGCGATGGCGAACAGGAAGGCGACCATGAAAAGGATTTGTTTCATCGTTTTTCGTATTGAGCGTTAAAGGAATTGACCGCCTCCATGTCTGCTTTTTGCACGATTCCTAGCGCAAGCAGTCCGGGGTGTTTTACGGTTACAACTTTATCGCCGCGCTTCTCCTGTGTTTCGTATTCTTCGAGATGAACAGGGTTAACAAGGCCGTATTCTCCGGCGGCGTATCCATACCCGTGAGCGGTTCCGGATTTCAGGAATTTAACGGGGGCCAAACCCTCCGTAGATGCTTTCTTAGCCATCTTATATCGTTTTTTATCGTTTAGGAAATGTCAATTTCGTTGCAGATGCAGAACGAGGCAGCATGGCGGATTTCAATATCCCACCAGGAATTGAGGATGATTTCGATCATTGCCTCTTTGCCCTTCGTGTAAGGGTTGAACAGTACGTCTACGCCTCCCCATTGGCCGATAATCAGTTCTGCCCAGTTGCCAAAAATAGCGGCGTGAAGGATGCCGGAAGACGAACCTTTCGACAGGGTAGACGGTAGTTGCGTCGTAGTCAGTGCGCGGTAGCCGTTCACATTCCCGTTGCCGTTCGGGCCTTCCCAGATAAAGCCGTTCCCGGCTACGTCGCGCTTCGTGGTTTTCAGCAAACCGGCAACGCCGGGGGTGAACAGGTAGCCGAGACGGCCCATATCTGCGTTATCGGTAGCCGTTTCGGTTTCAAACTGCACAACAAGCGCCCAGTCAAGCGCCCCGCCGTCTGTTGCAATCGTGATGTCATTCACGCCGGAGTAGTTCAAAATGCCGGTAGGCTGGTTGGACGATCCGGAGCCGTTCAGTGCTGCGAGGTCGAGGGCTTTGTTGTTTGCAAAATTCAAGCGACCCCGGACAAAGTTCTCCATGTCGATTGTAGATTGCAGGGCAACCTGTTTCGATACGTCCGTGAACGCGGTCAGGCGTTCCGGTGCCATTTGGATGCGGTCAAACGTCGGGCTTGTTTCGGTAGAGGTAGTAACCTCACCGGCCCAAACTGCGGATGCATCGGCGTCGTTGCGCGGGAAGTCGATGTTGGACGATAGGCCGCGAATGATCGAAGCGCCCATTTCGGCAACGCGCAATTTCGGCTCCAGAATCGGAATAAGGCTGCCAAGCGTGGTGTCTACGGTGTAACCGCCCGCCGTCGTGGTTTCTGCGAGCATGTCGCGCTGCTGGTAACGGTTGACCTGGCGCTGGTTTGCAATAAAAGACGGCAGGGTAACAGCGCCGCTCCCGGACTGCGAAAAGCCGCTTTCGCGGGCTTCTCTCTTGCCTTCCTGGTCAACTTCGGCTTCGATGCCGTCAAGGCTCCGCTTCCCGTAGGTCATTTCGTGACCAGCGCGAAGGAGGCTAAACCCGGAAATAAGGCGCTCCACCTTGTCGCCCCGGTTTTCTGGTTTGATGACGTTCACAGAAACCGGGCTTCCGGTCGTCGGGGTGCTTGTCCAGTCTGCGGTGCGTTGCGAAAGAGCGGCTTTGTCTTGCAGGTCTTTTACAAGCGGGTCGATCTTTTCGAGGTTTGCGCGGGCTTCCTTCAGGGCCGCTCCGTCGGTTTCCTCTTTCCACGTTCCGGCTTCCATCCGGGAAACATGGTCTTGAATAATTGCGCGGGCGTCTCCCTGTTTTTGAAGCGCGTCCCGCAGTTGTTCGCTAAGTGACATTTTTCAGCGTGTTTATGATTAATAAAGTGCGAGCGTCGCTTCGGCAAGTGCTTTCGCCGTTGCTGCCCCGTTGTTTTGATCTTGTTGCTGTTCCGGAATTTGCGCCCTGAATTCAAGGCTGCGTTTTGCTACCGACGTATCCGGGTTTGCCGGGAATGTTACCGGCGACGCATCCCAAACCTTGCGTACATCGGTAATCGTCCGGTGATCGCGCCCGTTTTTGCGCTCCCAGACATCCCCCGTGCTGTCGTCTTCATAGCGTAGCGTAAAGCCCCAGGAAGATTGGTCTACGTCACCGCGCTCAATGGCGGCGCGTACATTGTCGCCAATCGGAGACTTTGGAAGCGAAGCCCGATACCACATACCCACTTCGTCAACGCCTACGCTTGCTGTGCCGGATTTAGTCCGGCCCAAAATCTGGTTTACATCGTGGTTAAAAAGTATTCTCACGTCCGCCATGTCGGCCTTTGAAAGCGCGTCGCGGTGTATCTCTTCCGTAAACCACCCCATATCGTACGATACGCCGAACTTGAGGGCATACCCGAAAATTTCAGGGTCGCCGCTATCTGTGCTGCGAACTTCCAGCGTCCCGGAATAAAACCGGCGCTCAGGCTCCGGCGCTTGCTTGCGTGTTTCCATCTTGCGTTGTATCTGTGTTTGCCGTTGCCCCTGTGGAATCGACGGGGGTTATTGTATCGTCTACCCGGTCAACCGGGACTAAATTTCTTTGGATATACAGGCGGTCGGCATCCGGGTGCTTCGGCTGCTTGTACCACTTGCGGAACATATTGCCCGTAAATACCCCGTTTTGTACGCCTGCGGAAATAAGTTTGGACATTGAATCAGTATCCGCCATGTTCAACTGTGTGTAGTCGAACATGACAAACGCCCGCCGCTTTTTGAATTCGAGGGGCGCAAAGAGTTTGTAGTTAAACTCCTGTTCTACCTTCTCTGTCCACGTCGGAAGGGTGTATTGCCTGAATTCCAAACTCTGTTGTTCGATATTGGAGAATGCCGAGCGGTCAAGGTTTGAAAGCATGTGCATCGGCACTTTAAAAATCCGGCTGCATTCTTCCGCGCTCAGTTTGCGGAAGTCCACTAAAGCGGCTTCCTGCGGCGTAAGTCCGACACGATTGTACTTCAATCCCATGTCCAAAATAGCCGTAGTGCCTACGTTTTCAAGGCCGCCGTATGCGTTTTTAAATGCCTCACGGGCGTTTTCACGCTGCTCTTCGCTCAGTTCCAAGTCTGTGCTGATCGTGCCGGAAAGGTGTGCCCCCTGCTTGAAAAATACATCCGTGTATTGCTGTGCTGCAAGGCTGCTGCTTATGTTCGTCTTGTGTACAAGGGGGATTTCTTCGCCCGTCGCGCCCGTCATAGTGACCCCTTTAATATGGAGCATTTCAAAGTCGAACAACGTTATGTTCACCTGCTTGCCTGCGCGTTCGCCCTTAATCTTGTACAGTAAATTCCCGTCTGCGTCATAGTCTACTTCGACCATTTTGGGCGGTATCAATTCCAGATATTGAGGATTGAAAGCCGCGTCCCGATGGATACGGGCGTACCCGTTGCCAAGGCAGGCGTTTGCAATAAGCGCCTGAAAAAAATCAAACTTTGAGTAGTGCGGATGTGGCCGCGCGGAAACAATCGGGTTAACCGGGTGATCCGGACGCGAATCATAGCCCTCATTTGCGGCATCCCATGAATACACCCCCAAGGGCATAGCCGCCACCGTTTCGGAGATGTACCGAATAGCGGCCCATGCTGGAGACAATCCCAAAACCGACTTATTTGTAACGGGAACGGCTGACCCCAAAGGCGAGAGGCCCAACAATTTTGCAATGCCCTCCGTATTGGCTAAAGACGTGCCGCGCTGCTCCGGCTTTTGTGCCAGAGCGTTACCAAATTGGCGCTTGTAAATGTTTAGCCACATAAGCGAATATTCGCTCAAAGTTGCGGCCATATTCGCGCGCGCGTGGGGAGGTAGGGTTACTTAGTGCGCGGCGTCTACTTGCAGCCTCACAACAAGCGGGAGCGCGTCGCGCCGTTCCTGTCGCAAAGCCTTTTTAAAAGAATCGTAAGAGGTAAACCGGCGAAGCCCGAACGGCATTTCGCTCTCTGTCTGCTCCCATGCCTCGCGGCAGTTCACAGTTGCAAGCAGTTCGCGGTAGCGGGCGAAGTACCCCGCGTTTGTAAATAGTTTCGCCGCCCTTTCGGCTGCGACTTCAAAATCTTTGTCTATCATTGGATTAACTCTTTATGCTTTGCAAGTTCAATATTGGCCTCTTTAAAAACCTGCTCTACCGATATGCCCGCTACCGGGTCTATCTTAAACTCGATAACATCGTCTGCGACAGACGGCGCTTCCGGGTTTGCGAATAAAAAAATGCGATCCGAAATGCTTGCCATAATATGCGAACCAACCGACACTACCTTAACCGAGCCGGAACGCGGTTTGATGAATTTCACTTTCATACCGTTACGAGTTTTGCTCCTTTTTGGAAAATGTACGGCACTCCATGCGGGGCGTTAATCGTCTGTATCCACCCGAATACAGCGTTAACAGACGCGGCAATGCCGTCTATTTTGTTCTTCGGGTTGCTCTTTACTATCCTGATATTGTCGTTAGAATCCCGGTAAACTTCGCAGTTTGATACCATCCACGTTAAAACCGGGTCGCCGCCGTGGTTCATCTCCGCGCCTAAAACCATACGTTCCAATTCCTGCGTAGGGACGGATAGGTGCGTTATGTTTTGCGCAAACTTGTTTAATGGTATGCCAGCCTTTTTGAAAGACTGCTCAACGTGTACGCTGTTCCAAGGGTCTATGTCCGCCCGCTTTACCTTGTACCGACTCAATATTGCAATCATGCGCCCCGCGATGTCTTCGAGGTCGATAACATTGCCCGGCATTGTGAAAATCCGGCCTTCTGCTATCCAACGATCATAGGGAACTTCGTTTTTAGCCAATATGTCCGGGTTTTCCTCAGGAATCCAGTAAAACACCCGCAAAATGTGTTGTTTCTCACCCGCTTTTTTAGGGAAGAACAGCGCCAGGGCTGTTATATCCTGTGTCAAAGAAAGGTCAATTCCGGCGTAGCATTCCCGCCCTGCAAGCGCCTCGTCATCAATTTCGCCGCCGCATCTTACCCAATCCTCATGTCTGATCCACGCCTCTTGACTGTTCTGCTCGTAATTCAGGTTTTTTACCTTGAAATCTATCTCTTTTGTCTTGCCCCCGATCTGTATTTTTTTGTATTCCTCCATCAATGCATCCAACGTCAGCACATGACCGAGGCCGGGGTTTGCCTTTATCCAGTTGTCCGGGTCTTCCCAGTTGTCTTCCTCGTCGAGTTCGTAAATAAACGGAAGCACGTTTTCACCGGGCAGTGTCCCCTCAAGCATCTTTTTGCAGTTGCGCAAAAACTCCGAGTTCGGCCCCGACGGGTTGTAGCCCGCCGTCGTGATAATCCAGAGCATCGGATCGTCCCGCTTCACAAATCCCGACTCCATTACATTCACCATTCCGTCGTCTACATGCGCGTGGTATTCGTCGCACAGCGCGCAAGAGGGCTTCCACCCGTCTTCACTTTTAGAGTCTTTACCCAGGTACTTCACCCACGACAACTCCCCACGCTTGAAAACTTCGGTAGCATGAAACCCGAAAACGCTTTCGAGCGCCGGTTCATCCTCTACCAGTTTTTTAAGCATTACTACCTGGCGCTTCCATCCAATTTTGGCCTGGTCTTTCTTTGTCGCAATCCAAAAAACTTCCGGGTTATCCACTTCGGTAAACGCAAATTCGTAATTACCAACAGCAACCAGAAACTCCGTTTTGGCGTTTCCGCGCCCGACTTTCAGGTATATGCGCCGGAAACGCTTTGTACTGTTCGACTTCTTGCGCCACCCGTAGGCCATAAACAAAATGCAGGCCTGATAAGGCATAAGGATAAAAGGCATGTTCGCGCCTTTTGAAGTTGGAAGCCTGAAAAGGGAAAATGTGTTTATCGCGTGGGCGGCTTCGTCGTAATCGAAGTAATACGGGAAAGACGGGTTTTCGGACTTTTTCAGGTCGGACAAATGGCGGTCAATAAGCAGTTTTATATATCTGCCTGTCTTTATGTGTCCCGACCTTACGTCGTCGATGTACTGAAGCGCTCTTTGCAAATTGATTAGGCGGTCTTGCTGCGGGTCATTGCTTTTAATATGGCGCTTTCCGCCTTCGGTTTGTCGTGCTGAACCTTTATAGACATTCGGGCGCGTGGCGTAAATGCGAACTGCTCCATTAAGGGCCGAAGTATTTTTTGGCAATCCTGATATTGCCTAAAGGCCGGGTTTGTAATCGGCCTGCTTCCGGTTTTCTCACCCTTCTTGTTAAACACATCTACAAACATCGTCAGGCCATCGTCTTGTATGCTTTGCCATGCGTCGGCAGCCAAAATTTGATTTTCGACGTATAAAACTATTGAGTCAAAGTCTTGCGGCTGTAATATCCCGGCATCGGAAAGCAACTTTTGGCACTCATTAAAACGCTCAACGTGCCTTTTGTCGAAATGCGGGGGCGGGGAAAGTTGCCCGTTAAATGGCGGCATTTTAGACTCCATTTTGTCCGAGTCTCGGCCCTTCCTGTATGTCCCCTCCGCCTTTTTTTGCTCTACTGATTTCGCCTTGCTGCTATTTG